TCATCACCCCAAGCAAATGTACCCCAACTTGGAGAAGTTACGCCTATTGTACCTTGTTGCGCTGTCATAGTCAAGGATGTTGCATCAATAGTAACAGTTATCAATGGATACGCATTTACCGTTCCTTGCGCAGAGGTTGCCTCTATGCCATCTGGTATTTCAGTAGCTGAGAATACCAATGTACCTTGAGAAGCGGTTACATACATTCCGTCTGGAACTTCAATTCCTGGAATTAGTACAGTACCAGGACCTTCAGCAGTCATTGCTATACCATCTGGAACATCTGTCAAACTAATAACTTCGGTACCTAAAGCACTTGTTGCCTCAATTCCCGTTGGAATGGCAATAATGCTAATTACTACAGTTCCCAGGCTAGCTGTTAATCCAAATCCTTCCGCATCTTCAAAAGTTGAAACTAAAACATGACCTATAGTAATTGCCGCCTGTCCCGAATATTTACTATGCAATGGTCCAAGTCTTACAGTTGTAGGAACTGAATCATTGTCAGGACGAGGATCATACAAAACATTTCCACCTGCGGCATGCTTTATATATTTTTGAGGATCAAGCTGTGGTTGCTTAGCTTCCCACTCAAATTTAGAAACTCGTGCACCCGTCCATTCAGTACGGGCATCCTTATATTTAATTTTCCAACCAGATCTGTCACTAATTAGAACCGCATGTTTACCTTTTGCGTATCTAGCCATTTAACCTACCTATATATGACCGACTTGCGGCTGTACTATAAAACTTACTCGCTCCCTGTCTTCTTCTCTTGCCAATTCCCAATCCTGATCATACAATGGTTTTAACACTGTCAATCTATCGGGCGCTTTTTTAACGGCAAGTTCCACTGCCAAACCGCTGATCAATGCAGGTAAATATCTTTTAGGTATTTCAGGATTTTCAGAATAAGTTGTAGTTATATCTTGTGCGTATCTCATAGTCCATCCTACATATTGATAATAAGTTTGATTTGGAACAGGCCATAAATACATTTTATGATTCTCTACTCCAGAACTATTATATTGAGAATTTCTTTCTAATGCAAATTGAACAGGTTTTCCTGCAGTCCATTTATCTGGAATTGCCATATAATCATCAAGACTAATGCGTTCCATTGGAATATCATTAGGTTTAGTGGCATCGTTATTATTTCTTACTGAACCATCTAAAACATCTAAATATTTATCTGCTGCAAGATTAATATAATCCGTACCATCAGTCATATTTATTGTAGTAAAATCCAATGAAAATAAATGTACACCCTGATTGGCCCATTTAGTTAATAATAAATTTAAAGAACGTCTTGCCGTTTTTAAATCATATCCAGTCTCAGGATCAGAACCAATTCTTTCATATGCTTCCTGTATAATTTCACCAGAATCTAAATTAAAAGTATAGGTACCCGAAGTAGCCATTTAAATCCTCCTACATTAATGCGCGTGTAATAACAAATAATAATTGACCCAAAACCATTATACCAATGGTATACATAACCTTATTAATGGTATTTATCTTGTCTTCAATATGTTTTAAGTGATTATCCTTAATTATGGATATGCGCTCACTAAGTATTTTTATTTCACTCTTTAACTCAGTAATCTCTAAATCGTATTTAGATATATCCTGGGCCATTTTTAATTCCAATAAACTAAAGCGTTAGAACCAGTGCCTGTTACCGCAACAAATAAATTTGTAGCTACTTTTACGCCATCATGTGGAACGGTAAATGAAGCACTTGTATTTGTTAAAGCAGATAATCTTGCCACTACTGTACCTGTTGCTGAATTGGCATCATATACAATCGCAGTGGCTGCAGCACTCCCCGCAGCAAGACTAAGACCTAAAAACCTTTGTGGATGAGCAGTACTAGATTGTCCGTCACTGGTAGCACTCGAACCTGTTGCGCCTGTAGCTATATTGGTTACCTTTGCGTCTGTTTGAAACATGTTAACTCCTTAAAACGGGGGACCGAAGTCCCCCTAGTTTATTTTAGCTTAAGTTATTATTTTGCAAATAACTAACTGTAAAGGTTGCAGTGCCTGCACTTGCATCCCCACCGCCATCAGTTGTTTGTATTTGTATTCTGACATCAGACGTTCCGATATCTTTCCAATTAGCGCATAAAGCAGTAGTGCCTAATGCAATTTTTCCAATAGCCGCTACGGATAATCCATCAACATATAAATCAGGATTTCCTACAACACCTATATCTACCAGGTCAGTGCCTGATCCGTTAAATGCCACTTGAACATTCACATCAATATCTACAATTTGAGAATTAGCAGGAATGATAATATCTGTACTTGTTGCTGAAGTATCCCCATAATCAAAACTAGCTGATTGGCCCATTACTACCTGGCCAACGTTTTTCATATCAGATCCAACCGTAGTGCCAGTTGTATTTTGTATAGTGCCCGCTTTAATCGGGCCCGAAAAAGTTGTTGTACCCATTTGTCTTACTCCTTATGGTTTCTGTCTGCTTTCGCAGTCATTTGGGTTTAAAAGGGGGCACCTTGAATGATGCCCCCCTTATTTTTAGCTAGGGTTTGCACCCCAAACGCCACGCCAGTCAGACCAGCCGAAAGAATATCTTTCTCTGGACTTGTAGCGAACGTTTCCAGTTTCGAAGTCACCTTCCATAGAAGTTGAAATTGGAGTTCTGCTAAAGAATTTCATCGCGTTTGGCGAATCAGTTCTTAGGAACCAATTGTTTGTATCACTGAATCTGTGATTTACAAAGTACCCTTCAGGAACCATTCCCTTAGATACGATTGCATTCACATCGTTATCAGCAGTACCAACTCTGTATGGTGATGCCATTAGTCTTTCTGCCACAAATACTAATTGTCTTGGAATGTGCAATGATTTAGCTTGAAGAGCCACTGGAATGTCTCTGTCATCGGTAAATCCTGCGATTCCAATTAGTGCAGTTTCCATAGAAGTTTCGGAAAGTTCTGCTTGTGTTGTGAAAGTGTTAACGCCTGAAGAACCACTTTGAAGTGGGTGAGCAGTAGTACAAAGTACCACGCCATCTCCGCCTGTATAACTAGAGTTGAATGCTCTGTTATAGACAGCAGCGCCTTTTGTTTGTTTAGCAGCAGCCATAGAACGGGCTAGTGCTTTGGTTAATCTGGTAGATAGCTTGTCATACAAGTTGTCTTCCATTGCTTCCTCAGTAATTGCGAAAGCCATAGCGACAGTTTCGTTTGTATATCTTGCTGTCCAACCTTCACCAGTATCTTCGTATGATATAGGTGCGCCCTCAAATTTTACAGAAGCTTCTCCAAAACCTGGAAATAATACTTCTTCTTCGAAAGCTCTATTAGATTTTTCTTCCTCAAATAGTACCGCTGCTTCATTTTCGTATCTGTTATATTCAGTTCCGAAAATTGCGTGTAAGCCAGGTACTAATTCTTTAAGGAGTTGTGCTCTTGATATAGCCATAATTCAATTCCTCTCTAAGTTAAACCTGTGTTACCTGCGGCAACGCCCCAGAGGTGAGTGTTAATCTTCACTAGAATATCCATAGTAGTTCCAGCTGCAGTATACGCCCCATCAGGTGCTTCCGCACTACCTAAAAACTGTAGTGGAAAACCCTGTGTGGTATTTTCTGTATCTGAATCTGCTACTAGGCCACTCTTGTGAGTAACTGCTGACCCTGAAGGGGATGCGACAATCTGTAAGTTATTACCAACCATAGCTGCGGTTAAAGCTGTTGATACTTGATCCGCCTGTATTTTAAAAATACAGTTGGGATCGTCATAGACATAAGCTTTATATTGAGCTGCAGCAACTGTGCTGGCAGCAATAGAACGTACAAATTTAACATCACCTGAGGAGTTATCGACATATTCTGCTCCGTAAAAAGCACCGATCACAGTAGCTGGAGATGCAGCACCCATATCAGTGACCAATAGGCCATTGGTGAGTGTGCATAAGTCACCTTCAAAATAAGCTGAAGGTGCAGTAGCTGCTATTCGATATCCATTACAGTCAGAAAAGTTATTAGCTCTAACAGATCCACCGTCAGCATTTCTGACTGGTGCTAATCCATATCCTGCCATAATAATCTCCTTATTGCAAGTTTGTTAATTATACCAAAATTATTTTAGAGCCGATAAAAAT